CAGCCGCTCCGTTAGAAAGATCATCAATTCCTTCCATTGGGGCTGCGCCTGCAGGTAACTCACCGCCTGCGCCGCCTTGGGCGAGCATCTGCTGCTGTTGTGCCTGCGCTTCAATTTCAAGTTCCTTGTCAGTCTTTAGCACATCTTCTGGATTAATATCCATACTCTTTGCAATCTCCGTAAGTAATTCCCTACGTTTTACAATAGCAATATCCATAGGATTGCTTATTAATGATAGAAATTGCAGTAATCTCTGTGATCTTACTTCACGTTGAATAAGTGAAGTTGATCCGCGAGCTACGATATTTAGATCCCCTTTTGCTTTTTCGTTGTCATTCCACTCCATATTCCAGTGGTATAGTGACTTAATCATGGGAACTATTAAAAAGTCGTCTACGTTCTTCAAAGTAGACTTAAGCGCAATGTTGGCGTTGCCCATCAGGATGGACATGCCCGTTGCGGTCTTATTGAGCGACTGCGCGGTCTCACCGTGAGTGTATGACGGCAAAGACGTAGTCTCGTCCGCAAAGCGGCGGAACATCTCGATAATGCTGGTCAAACCGCTGGCATTGGCAACCGGCTGGTTAAAACGCACAGCAGGCGCGTTAGGATCGCCGCCACTACGCAAGAAGACTTTCCAAGGGTGAATGTCCCGTGGGTCTTCTCCGGCCTCTAGGAAGTCTGTATTGACCTCCACCATAGGACCAGATGCAATCGCCATGTTGTCGATGAAAATGCGGGTCGCAGCGTTCATGGTCGACTGAGAGTCACGCATCATTGCTGGTACGCCGGTTCCCCAAAACTGGTGCGGGTTACGCTCGTAAGGGAAGCAGTTGTACGGGATGCGTCCGTCTGGAATTGGGTTAAGTGTTGCACGAATGACACGCCCTGCACAAATCCACACGTTAGCTTCGTACTCGTCACAGTCGTCAGAGTCTTTTGGAAGCTCTACGTTGGCGTCGATAAGGTCTTTGCCATTGATCGATCCCCAATACTCCAGCACATCAAAGCGATTGTTAGGGCCAGCTTGCAAGCGAATGTTTGCAGCTTCGCGGCGGACGCGCTCGTGGTCTTCTTCGACGTAGTTACCGCGTGGGCTATCTTCTAGGATTTGCTCAATCGCCTCCCCGTCCATGCCTTCCATGTCACGCAGGTCGCGGAACTGGCGGCGGGTAAGAACGTGGCGGCGGAATAAACCATGAAGGTCTTCGTTGCACGTTGCATAGGGGTCTGGATAAATATCAAAGACAGAAACGGACTCAATGTCTGGCTTGACCTGCTCAATAACTGTCAGTTCGTGCGCTTGAACGCCGTTAATAAGGCTGCGCTTCCAACGCTTGGCGCGGTCAATACGGACTGTACCTGACTTAATACAGCCAGTACCAAAGATGCAGGCTTCCATTACGGCTTCCTTTATCTTCTGCTCTGCGCCAGCCTCTACAAGCTGGTCACGCAAGATTAGCATCATCTCTTCAGAAGCTAATTTAGCGCGGCGGCGGACTTCATCACGCAGTTCGTCGGTTAGTTCGTCTTTGCGTTCGTTGATAATGTCGAGAACTTGTGTCGGCAAAACAGCGCCAGACGCCTCCATTATCTCTGCAGTGGCAACTTTGGTAATCTCAACCATCTCTGTAGGGTCAAGATCAGGCAGAGGCGTAGGCTCAATGCCAAAAAAGTCCTGACCATTCTGGAAAAGAAGGTCGATAATGCGCGAAAACGCCGCCATTACCTTAGTGCGGGTCAGCCCAACGAAGATTTTAGACCGGCTACCCTGTAGTTTTGACAGCACTTCGGGGTCGTATTGCCCTAAGAACTGGCGGAAGTTGGCAAGCCACTCATCCTCAACGTCGTTACGAGCATCTTTGTACTCACGAAATAGGGACTGCAGACGCGGACCAAGACCCTGAAGCTCTTCAAAGTCCTCTTCGCGGCGTGCAGCGGTTACGATTTTTTCTCCATTGTCATCGTCTTCTATGTCGTCTTCGTACATCAATACCCCACAACACTATCGAATGGCTCATATTTAGACACTGTAGTCGATGTTTTACGATTACGTGGCATTGTATTTAATCCGAATAGAGCAATGGCATATGCCATTACTCGGTCATCAAAGCAACCCGCCTTCGCATTAGTTGATCCTTTGTCGTCTATTACATAATTTCGCAGTTCTTTTACTAATTCTTTATCTGCTATTCCGCTGTCACGCTTACGCAATAGTGCTGCAAGGTTATCAATGATGAGTGGTTTTGTTTTACTAGACGTGTAAAAACCTGCACGTTTCGTCATTCTGTCTGCGTATGCATCATCAACAGTGTGTTCGATGTACAGGTTGGGATAGCCCAAATCCTGCAGCCGCCGGATGGTAGTCAGGCCGTGGTTGTTTCTCTCAGGAACAATGTAGGCGCGGTTAAACCTCTTGCCTAAGTGGCTAAGTTGATCCGCATACTCATAGGGGTCGATGTGAAGCCGCCACGATGCAACCTGTCTTCCAAGGGAATCCAGCACTTGGGCAACTGAGTAATCCCCGTGCGCAAGTCCTTCGGCAATGTCGACGCCAATGCAATAGCGTTCGTCGGGATCAATGTTCTTTACAAACTGCTTGTACGCGCCGTCTTCATGCGGCGTGACAGTCCCATCTTTAAAGCTACCCTCTATTGCCGGTGAGTAGCAGTCGCGATCTGCGTCCATGAGGCAGTCTTCTTCAACAAAGCTGCGACCAGAGAACAAGAACGCCTCTTCAGGGTTGCAAGGATATTCCTGCCTAAAGAAGTCTAGCGAGCCGAGCTCGTCAATCTTTGAGCGCCGCCAGTTTGCTTGCTCTGGCGTGAGACCATAAAGCAGCGACAGCTTCTGCTCGTCGTTGGTCATCTCAAAATAGGGATCACATTTTTTAGAATATTCCGGAAGCCAGAACCACGGGATAAAGATCACGATCCAATCGCCGTCTCCACGTAGCGCCTTCATCACCTGTTCGTAGAACCAGCCGCCAGCGCCATTGGCCGTGGACTCAACCACAACCTCTGAGTCATCAGCCGGAACAGACTGCAGAAGGCCAGACACAATCTCGCCACTATTGGGATAGAACGCTGCCTCAGATGCGTGAACATAGCGGTTGGTCATACCGCGACCAATGTTGGTGGATCGCGCCGTACCGATACGATACTGAGAGTTCAGCCGCTCAAAGACCATTGTGGTGGTCGTGCTAGTTGCTAGTGGCGGCTTGAAAATAGGGTGGGCTGCGTTGTCATAGAAGAAGCGCACCATTCGGAAGATGGCGGTGGTCGACTCTGCAAGGTGGGACAGAACGAATGCGTTGGCGTTCTTGGTCTTAGTGGTTTTCCAAAAGAAGCGGCCCTCAACATAGGTCGAGATACCCATCTGACGCCCTTTAATAACAAGTGCGCGAATGCGGCCTGTCTCTGCAAGCTGCTTTTCTAGCGTCTCGTGTAGGATCATCTGCCCACGGTTGAGCTTTAGCGGGACTATCTCGCCCTTCTTGTTCACAATTCTGAGAACATTCTTCGCGTACAGCGGAAAATCCGCCATCAGCTTGCGTGCAACGTCTTCTATTTCCACGAACCTGCACCTTTGACGATATCTAGACACCAATCGACAAGCTCATTGTCGTTCATGCGGCGCTTCATATAATTTACTGCGGCACAGACCAGCCTTACGTTTCCTGCAGAGTAAGGCTTGTTGGAGTCGATCCGGTCAATGCTAACATTGGTGCCGACAAGATTACCGCTGAACGTGAACACCTTGCCGGTGACTGCGCAGCGTCCGTCTTGTTTTTCAAGGAGATCAAGCAAGTGCTCAACCGTAAAGCAATCGGTCGACAAACCCCCGCCTTTAACCTTCCTTACTGCGTCGTAATATCGGTATTTAAGGTATGCCTCAACGCAACTGTACTTTTTGTGGACCCTTGCGGCTGGACACGATGCGCAGCGGGTAGAGTACCGCCCTGTCATAAGATTTAGGCGGTACTCTGAAAGAGGCTTTGATTGGCCGCAGTTGGTGCAGTCTTTCTGCACCGCTCACTTGCTTACCTACTTCTTCTTTTTCATGGGCTTCTTGCCCATTTCTTTGCCGTAAGGCATCGCCTTACCTTTACCCATTGGCATGTCGGCCTTCATCATTTCGGCATGCATTTTCTTGCTCATCTTCTTCATTTAGATTTCTCCGCAAGCAGACAGTGCTGCCCGTAATTTAATTTCATAACCCCTGCGCAACTCACGCTCGGCAAGCAATACCTTTACTCTTTCAAATATGCCAGCATCTTCTTTAACAATAGGATAAGTAGGTTCTGGTATAGTTTCAGTAATACATGGAACAGGAATAGGTATTTTTACTTCTAATGTTTTAGTAGAGCATGCAGTCAGCGCCAAAAAAATCGGCGGAAAAAACCAAACACGCATCATTGATACTCCCGTAACAACTCAAGAGCAGCTACACACTCGTCGCTATTCTTAGGAACGGTAATAAGAATACGGTTTGCTTTAGTGACGTGAGCCTTATCGACTACCTTTGCTGCGGCCATAGCCTTCACTGCGACAACCTTGCGCTGCTTGGCATTATTCTCAAATTGAGAGACCTGCGCATTCTGCTTATCCAGCACCGCCATCAACTCTGTGTTGGCGATCTTTGCCTTAAGCACGTCCTTCTCCAGACCGGAGTTAGACATCCACAACCACCCAATAACAACCAGAAGCGCGGCGTACCCAAAAAATCGGCGGAAAACCCAAAGACCCTTTAATGCCTCAATCACTTCCCGCTCCTTTAATCTTACCCCACTCACGCACAGCAAACGCTGCAGCTACCGCCGTCACAAGCAAAGAAAGTCCGGTCATGTCGCTTGGAGCCTCACCCTTTGTGAATAACAGATAGAGGGGAGAGATAACGCCATGCACCGCCATCGTTCCTGCAATCCATAAGCAGGTGACCGGCCTCCACCACTTACGCATCACGCAAAGGGCAATGGCCTCAATCTCAAGCAGACGCTCTTTAAAGCTCACGCCTCATTCCCTGAGACAGGAGCGTTTGTCGCAACGTGGATAGGAACGCCGGTTACGGGTACGCCTGTAGGCCAGCGAATGGCTACACAGCGGCTCTTAGCAATACGCATGATGTTGACGCTGTTCTTCTGGTTGCCGCCCAACACACGGTAATAGAAACGGTCTTCGCTTACATAGAAGCCGACGTGACCTCCGCCTTCACGAGCAAACACAAGAATTGCGCCTTCACATGCATGGGTGGGGCGCAGGTTAGAGCCGTACTCCTTCCACGCCAAAGCGCGATACCAATGCTTGGGGATAGGATGACCTGCCTCACGCAGACAGTGGGCTACAAATGTACCGCACCACGGTGTCTCATCGTCCTTCCACCAAGCACCAAGCTTAGAGAGCCAAGCCTGAATCTTTGTGTTGTGCTTTGGTCCTACGACCTCCTTTAGGCCGACAGACTCGCGAGCGGTCTTCATCCAGTTCATTTTTTCCTACCCGCCGCCATGTTGTCCACGAGATTTGGGTATGGGCGACCAGCCTTCTTGGCTGCAGCCTTAGCCTTTGCCTTCTGACCATCAGTCAGTGGCGTAGACTTCTTCTTTGGATTGGGTGTGTTCCAGACTTTTTTCATTACCATTTCACCTTGTTGGCCCAATAAGCGGCAGACATAGTTCCCTTGTCGATGTTCTTGGCGTGGCGAGCTTTGAACGCCTCATTACGCTTGGAGCCGTCAGGGGAACCCTTTGCTCCCTGCTGGCCGAAGCGGATCGTCTTTACAGTGTCGCCAGACTTGGCAACGACCACATGAGACTTGGTAGGGTGAGACGGCGTGGCCTTTGGCTTATTATAGCCGGTCACACCTGCTCGCTCTAAACGGGTGTCTTTCTTGCTCACTAGTAATCAATCCCAAGATAAACAAATAAAAGCAGGTCCAAAACGAAAAACAAAAGATCTGTCGTAGAACTCAAGCCCTACAGCAAATACGTTTACAGATAAACATAAATGAATCTCTGATCTTTTAGCTCGTAGGCAAATGCCAATGATTTTTTCTTGCATGAATAGTTCAATTACTTGTTTTTTTACTTGATGCAATACTCAATAATTTTCCGCATAAGTCTTATGTAAAAGACATCAAAAATGATTTTTATATTTTTTTTAATTTTGGACTCAAAGTTTACCACCCCATTTATTAGAGAAGGGGCAAAAGGTTAGGGTGCCAATTCTAGGGCTACAGCTTATCATGGGCCTTATGGAACCGCACGGGCGGGGCCGGTCCCGCTGCACCACGTCCCCCCCCCTCCCCCTGCACACATACGCATGCGCACGATGAGGCAGCATGCACACGCACAGGTGCGCACACCGTACAGCACAGCCCACGCGCCAAGGGCCGCAGAAAAAGGCCCAAAAAAAAGCCCCCAAAAAAAACTAAGGGATAACAAGCACAACCTTGTCAGGGTCGTGCTCGCATGGGGTGGTTATTGCAGGGTGTCGGGATCGTCTTCGTCGGACATGTCCAGATTGGCTAGGAAGTCACCGCCATTAATGGTCTCGATCTGCTTCTTGTCAGGTGCGAAGATGCCTTCAACCTTGCCCAACAGTTCAAGCGCACGCACGCGAGCAGCCTCAGAGTTGTCGCCGCTCTCTGCTTCCTTCATCAGACGCGAGACGATCCAATCAGCATCGAGCCCCAGCCTCTCTGTCTGCTTGTCCTGTGTAGGCTCTATCCGCTTCCTGATCTTCTCCATCTTCAGCATGGTGCTGGCGGTCACATGGGCACTTGCTTGTGCATATCCGGCGGTGATCGCTGCCTGTCTCCCGTTGTTCCCATTAGCGGCATACGCATGGATGAACGCTTGTTGCTTTGGCGTAATATAGTCTGGCATTTCACTTGCCATGATCTTGCCCTTTGCTTCGGGCGTTAGTTCTTTCTTCATAGTATAGATTCCGATTACTTGTGTCTGGTCTCTATACATCCCCTACTGTCTATTGTCTCTATAGTACAGAGGAAGGGATCGCGGCCTTCCGGTTTTTCCCGCCGATTTTTTGGGGCAGACATCATGGGGGGTTGACACCCTATTTTTCCGGTTCTAAGAACGGCACGTTCTTAACGCAAAGGAAGGCATGAACATGAAAACATATCAATACAACGATGCTGGTCAGACCCGCTCTCTCAGGTCTGGATACTGTGGCGTCAGGGCGCTGGTCATAGCAACTGGCATGGCTTGGGCGGACGCAGAAAAGCATCTCAAAACCTTCACCAAGAACGGCAAGGCCGGAAGCGGCGCACTGTCCAAGGGCATCTACAAAGATGACTATGACGCTGCGCTGAAAGCACTTGGCTTTGTGTGGAGATCAGCCCCCAAGTTTGAGGGGCGGAAGGCGCGGTGCGCTGACATGTCTGGCACAGTCATAGCGCGGCAGTCCAAGCACTACACAGCCGTCATCGATGGCACAGCCCACGACATCTTCGATTGTTCGAACAAGATGGTCTACGGCTTCTGGCAAGCGAAGGGAGCGTGAACATGAGCAAGACCGACATCAAGCACCAAGCACAGGATTGTTTGCTGGCTTACATGGCGAACGCCATCCTTGCTGCGCAGGAGCGTGGCGATGATCCGGCTGTGATCGACGAACTGAACCGACAGGCAGCAAGGGCGATGCGCATGTTTGGCGTTACGGCGTATGCTGGCATCAACAGCCAGTAGGTCTCTCCCCTACTACATGAACACCATCAGGGGTCGGCATTGCTGGCCCCTTTTGTTTTCCGCCGAATTTTTGGGGCAGACTGCTTTCGGTGCATCAGTGTGCGTCACGGTGCATAACATGAACGGGCGGAAGGTGGCTTCACTCCTACGTTATAGACACATGTAATTTTATGTTTGACACATATAAAAACAGCCCTTATTGAAAAGGACAGACACCGCCGCCGTGAGGCTCCCACCGTCCCGATCTTTGACATTGTGAAACGCTTGATACCTACGGGGGCTTCGGTCTCCGCTAGGATCATCAAACCGCAGTCCGCTGCCGTCTGGTGATTTTAGTATGGAAGGAAATCAGCATGAAAAGTTTAGTTATCGGCGTTGGGGTCTCCGAAGGCCCGTACTTCGAAGAGCGTTGCGAAGACGGCATCAACACCCGCTTCGACTACTTCGTGACCACATCAACGTGGGCCGGAGAGTTCGTTCACCCCAAAGCTTTCCGCCACCGCTTCGATGCTCAGTGCTTCGCCGCCAAGGTGATGGTCGCCGGTCACGTTGATCTGGATCATTGGTTGGAGGCAGAGCTTCCCGAAAGCTTGGAAGAGCGGCTGGGAGAGTTCGGCACAGAGTGGCAGCGCGAACAGGAAGAACGAGCCGGATATTACTGACCCCACCAGACAGCGGCCCACCATAGCCGCTGCGCGGATGGCGCTAGTGCCACAATGGAAGGAAAAACTATGTCACTTAATTGGAACGTATCGAACATCGCGGACAGCAACGCAGTCTGCTTTCATCACTTCGAAGAGGACGGCGAGCCTCAGCGCGAACTGAAGCAGTCCACCAACCAACTGATCTTCCTCACGATGGTCGTGGGTATGGGCCGGATCACCGAAGGCAACCACAAAGAGTTCTTCAAGCGGGTCGCGCTGTTCGAACGCCTTCACGGCTCTGTGCAGATCGTGATGGGCGACAAGGGCTTTGTTGATGCCCCCTACACGCTTGAAGACATCCGCCAGCACATTGGTCTCACGACGAACGTGTCGGAGGAAAAGCCAGCCGCATGGCGCAAGCGGATCATCGAAAGCTGGGAGCGTGATCTGGTCAACGAGCGCAGCCACTAACTGACACTATCGGACGGCGGGGTTCCCCGCTCCGCCGCGAGAATGGCGTCAGCCAACAACGGTCAAAACGAAAGGAAACGAAATGGCTAAAATCGACATATACGCACAGGTCACAGAGCGTGTTCTGGAAATGATGGAGACCCACGGGTCTGATTGGATCAACCCATTCTCCCGCAAAGGTCAGGGCGGATCGCCCCGCAACATCGCCAGCAAAAAAGCGTATCGCGGCATCAACATCATCCTGTTGGGCTGGAGCGGTCACACCTCTGCGACTTGGGGTACATACAAGCAGTGGGCAGAGCGCAAGTGCCAAGTCCGGAAGGGCGAAAAGTCCACGCAGATACTGTTCTGGCAGTTCTTCAAAAAGAAGGATGAGGCTGGCAACGATGTCAGCATCCCAATGCTGCGCACCTACTTTGTGTTCAATGCGGATCAAGTGGATGGCGACATTGCAGAGGCGATACAGTCACCAGCCACCAATGATGATGGAGCGACTGAGATCGTGTCCGCTGAGGAGTTTTTCCGCCACATCCCTGCCGCCGTCACTTATTCAGATGTCGGCAAGGCGTACTACAGCCCATCGACGGATCGCGTCCACATGCCAAACAAGGGCGTGTTTGAGGCAACGCCAACGTCCACCGCCTCAGAGTGCTTTTACAGCACACTGGCCCACGAACTGGTTCACTGGACAGGCCACAAGAGCCGCTTGGATCGTGATCTGGCAAACGGCTTCGGCAGCGAAGACTACGCCCGTGAAGAGCTTGTCGCAGAGCTAGGTGCGGCGTTCCTTTGTGCCACGTTGGACATCAGCGCATCACCCCGCGCAGATCATGCGAAGTACCTTAACGGATGGATGAAGAAACTGTCTGACCACAAGCGCGAGTTCGTGTCAGCCGCCAGCGCCGCGACAAAGGCAGTCGACTACCTAGTCAACGCTGCGCAGCCCCAAGCTATGGCTGCATAAACTGACACTACCAGACCGTGGGGTTCCCCGCTCCACGGCGAGGATGGCGTCAGCCAACCACGAAATGTCACTTATGGAGATTGACATGAAAGATGCAGTTAAGACCTTCTGTGCTGGTCTGATCATTCTGATCGGCTTCAGCCTTATCGTCATCCAGCCCCGCCTTATTGGCTACGGCTGCAAGGGCGCAAACCACCCAATGTTCGCTAAGTATGAGAGCGACTTTCCCGCATGTGAGCGGATCGAACCAATCTTTTGAGGAGAGCAGTTATGGATGAATTCAAAAAGTACGCAGATCAGGCCATTGAGCGCGGCGAGCGTAAACTTGCCAAGCGGATCATGATCGAGCGCCGCATATGTTTTGCGCTGATCAAACAGGTGCTGGCTGATGGTCACGCGCTGTCGGTCTTCGATAGCGAAGAGTGGACGGTCAAAAGTTCCCGCGACGAAAAACTGATCCGCCATGCATTGTTCACGACTGACGGTGATGAACTGGTGGTCAGGGACTTGGACAACAAGCGGCTGGGTTGGTTCCAACTGACCTACGGCAATGATGGCTATGACGTTATCGGAGACTACACCGCCAACGAGTACTGCCAATCAGTCTATGATCGACTGGAGCCAATGATCGATAAGATGGAGACAACCGCATAACTAACCCCATATTAGCCGCGCACCTTACCAATGCGCGGCACTTATGGCGATAGTGCCAGCTATGTAAGGAAATAGTGATATGGACGATTTAGACGATGATGTGACGGACGTTTTTGGAGCGCCCCTCACACCCATACAGCGTGAGACCAGTGAGCGCACCGCCGTGGCCTTCACCCCAACTGGCTTTGAAGAGCCGTGCAAGGGCTGCAAGGGCCGTGGCCGCTTCATCAGCTACTCTGGTCGCGATTGCGGTCAGTGCTACAAATGCAAGGGCAAGGGCAAGCTGACCTTCAAGTCATCGCCGGAAGCTCGTGCGCAGGGTCGCCAGCGCGTTGAGGCCAAGAAGGTCGCAGCCGCCAAGACAGTTGCGGATCAGGTCGCAGCATGGGCAGAGGCTAACCCTGACGCCTACGCATGGTTGATCAGCCGCTGCGCGACATTCGACTTTGCCAGATCACTGCTGGATGCGCTCATCAAGTACGGGCATCTGACAACGGGCCAGATGGCATCAGTCGCCAAGTGTCTAGCCAGTGATGCGGCACGGGCTGAAGAACGCGCCAAGGTGGTCGCCGCTGCGCCTACAGTCGAGATCGCCGCCATTGAGGAAGCATTCACCAGCGCCCTCAACCACAGCATCAAGCGTCCCAAACTACGGCTCGACACATTCAATCTGGCCCTTGCCTCAGCGACAGGCACAAACGCTGGCGCAATCTATGTGAAGCAGGGCGATGATTACTTAGGCAAGATCAAGGACGGCAGGTTCGTTCGGGTTCGCGCATGTGACGATGCCACTGAGGCACGGGTCATTGAAGCTTGCAGTGATCCAAAGGCCGCTGCCATTGCCTACGGCAAGCGTGAAGGCGCATGTTCGTGCTGTGGTCGCGCTCTGAGCAACCATGCTTCAATCGACTTAGGCATTGGCCCCATCTGCGCAGAGAAGTGGGGCTGGTGACTATCACTATCGGACGGCGGGGTTCACGCTCCGCCGCTAGTCGAAACCCCTTCGGGGGTCTGACGGTAATGACCAGCCGTCACTGATGAGATAGGTCAAAGCGAAAGGATACGAAATGATCAAGCCCGTTATCAATATAAACGGCTCAAGCAGGGATGACCTGATCAAGCCACGCCGTGCAGCCGTAGACGCATTGCACGATGCCATCGTACTGTTGAGGGAAGCGATGCCAAATGGCCGTGATTACCCAAGCGATTTGAGGCAGTGCATGATTGACCGCCAAGTCCAACATGACCGCATTAGTGTCTTACATGAATTGCGCGAAGAG